TAACGATATGATGAGAGAACAACACCCAAGTATGCCTATCCTTAAACCAGATAGGCAAAGTCGTGTAACCTTCGGAGCAAAGGCAACTAGCTCTGAATAATTTTAACTTATGAGAAGGAGAATACAAAATGGCGACAAATATTGATGCCCCTTTTGGTTTACGTCCTCATAACTTATTAGGTTCTGCACCAAACTCAATGGGGCTGACAAGGTACAAAGTACAGACAGCGGCGACGGCTGGATCATCTAGTTCAATCTTTCAAGGTGATATGGTCATTCCATTAACAAATGGATTAGTCGATGTTTCAGCGGCAGACGGTGGTAGTGTGGCAATTTTAGGAGTTATGAATGGATGTGAATATATTGATTTAAACGGGAAACCTCGTTTTGATAATCATTATCCTGGAACATCTTCAATTAAATCAGGTACTGAAGCAAGTATTTTTGTCTATGACAATCCGCATCAAGTATTTGAAATACAAGCAGATGCTTCCTTAACTAATGCGGCGACTGCACAAGCCCTAGTACACTCAAACGCAGAGGGTGCTGGCTTTGGATCAGAAAACGGTGCAACTGGTAAATCTATCGGTGAATTAGCCGTGTCCACTGCAGGAGCGACTACAGCAGGTGATAATTTTAGAATCATTGGAATCAAAGATGATTTTAATGATATTGATGTTACATCCGCTGGAGTAATCTTTTTAGTGAAATTGAATGTACATTTTCACTTAACTGCTACTGGCTTATAGGAGGGTATTATGGCTATTGCAAGATCACAACTCCTAAAAGAATTAGAGCCAGGATTAAATGCTCTATTCGGCTTGGAGTACGATAGGTATGACAATGAGCATGCCGAAATTTATGACACAGAAACTTCTGACAGAGCTTTTGAAGAAGAGGTAATGTTATCAGGCTTTGGTACAGCACCAGAGAAACAAGAA